TGCATTGAGAAATGTTCTAGCAACATTAGCACAAGGAAGATTTTTACCAAAAGATGTAAAAACTGAATTACAAGCTGCTGGTGTTGATATTAATAAGTTAACTGATAATTCGATATCATTAAGCGAACGTATCAAACCACTAAATAGCATAATGCACGATCAAGCATTAGTTACTAAGTTGTTTGGAAAAGAAAATAGTAATGCAGCTATTGCAATGATTAGCAATACTGCTGAAGCGGAACGATTGACCAAAGCAGTTACAGGAACTAATACAGCTTATGAACAGGCTGGTATTATAATGGAATCACCATTAGAAAAGAACAAACGTCTTCAGGCACAAATTGATGACTTTAAGATTTCACTTTTCAATGGCACGAATGGCTGGTTAGGTTATGCAAACGTTATTGGAAATACTGCAAGAGATTTTTCTAATATGATGCCAATAATGCAAGGTGCAGGAACTGTGTTTTCAACATTGACTAGTGCAACCAAAATGCAAGCATTATGGACTGGTGCTGTAAGTACAGCAACATCAATTTGGACAGGTGTTCAAGCGGCATTTAATGCTGTTATGGCTATGAATCCAATTGTGTTGATAGTTATGGCTGTTATAGCTTTGATAGCTGTTATTGCAATTGTAGTTTCAAAAACAGAAGGTTGGGGCAAAGCTTGGAAACATACCATAAACGGTGCAAAGCTTTTGTTTTTGGCTTACGTTCAAACACTGAAGGCAAACTGGAATTTGTTGATTAATGGTTTTATGATTGGTATCAATAAAATTCAAATTGCTTGGTACAAGTTTAAGAATGCTGTTGGACTTGGTGATGAAAATGCCAACAATGCAGAAATCAACAAACTTAATGCTGAAGTTGAAGCTAGAAAGAAAAGCATTAAAGAAGGTTACACCAAAGCAGCAGAAAGCGGCAAAGCAGCAGCTAATGAATTCAAAGCAGCTTACAATTCTGTCAAATGGAAAACTGAACCAAAGAAAGCTTCTGAAAATGGAATTGCAGTTGCTAAAGTACCAGGAACAGATTTTGGAAAAGGTGGAAGCGCCGTTGGTTCTGCTGGTGGTTCTGAAAAAATGAAGAAAAGTAATGAAGCTGTTGCCACAGGTGGAACAAAGCACAATTACATCACTATAAAGATTGAAGAGTTAGTTGGGCTGCGAGCTGACAATGTAAGCGGTGGAAAAGAAACAGCTAAACAAGCTGGTGAAGGAATAGCAGATGAATTATTAAGAGTATTAGCAATGGCTGGTTCAGCTACAGGATAAAATGATAACACTAACAGGTAAAGATTTATTTTTTGCAGGACTTATGGGTTCTAACGCTGTTGGAGTGATTCAACGTTCTGGAATTGTTCAGAATGAATTAGCCAAAAGAGTTTTACCAACGATTCCATTTTTGCCAGTGCAGAATGAAAACAATGTTGGTTCTGTAAATTCAAGCGGTTACAACATTGAAAACAATTGGCAACAACAGGAATCAATTCCTGAAGCACAACAGTTCTTTCCTTTATCGTTTAGTTTTACTGAAGGTGGACAAAAATGGTTGTTTCCTTATGAACCAATGATTAACATTAGTTCTGGTAACAACATTGTAAAAAGGAATGTAGCAAAGCAAGGTGACAAACTAATTGGAACTATAAAAGAACGCTGGTCCAGAAAAGATTTTGATATTTCAGTTACCGGTGTTTTGATTGGTAAAGAAATGAAAGGAACTGCTGAAGATTGTTTTCCTAGAAGACAAATGGAAGAGCTTTTTAAGTACCTGGTTTATGCAAAAGAGATTTATATCTATTGTCATCCATTAGAGATTTTGGGAATTACTAAAGTAGTAATTGAAGATTATAGTTTTCCATTTACAAAAGGTGAAAACGTTCAAGCGTATGATTTGAAACTTACAAGTGATTATTCATACAACTTATTGATTAAAGAAGAATTTTAAAATATTGAAGATTATGAAGCAATTCAGAGTGCTTTTTATCATGTTAACGTTGGTGACGTTCATGACAGGATTCGGAAAAACAACAGCCGACCTGAAGCAAAATTCAAAAACAGAATTCGTTGCCTTTGACATGGTCAAAGCTCCAATGACTTTTGTAAATGTTGTAAATGTTGATTTCGTTGCAAACGATTCAATTTTATTTAGTGGTACATCCACAGCTATTGACTTAAAAAGTAATTATCTAACCTTTAATGCCATTGTCACTGATGTAGGTTGGCGTTATAGTAAGAGTAATTATAAACAGTTAGCCAATAAGGAAAAAGTCATGTCGATAAAAGATTTGTATCATAAGAATAAGAATCAGCTGAAGACAAATCGAATACGTCAAGACAATCCATTTAGTAATTCCATACCGTTCTATATTAGTAATCGGAACTGTTAGAAAAGATTAAAAGAAAAAACATATAAAAAGCCATTCGTTGCATAATGGATGGCTTTTTTTTAAACAAGCACTATGTATAATATCATTTGGAACATAAAGTTTAAAACAGAAGGTGTAACCTATTCGTTACAAACAGTTGCTTCTGTTGATATTGAATGTAGTGTTGACAATTTAAGTGATACAGCCATTATCACATTGCCTGAAGCGGTAATGAATCAAGTTTTAAATATTGGCAATGAAGTGAAACGAGGTTCTGAAGTAATCATTAAAGCTGGTTATGATAAGGAACTCAAAACAGAGTTTGTTGGTTATGTTCAAGATATTGTAACCAACGACAGCTCTTTGAAAATTATGTGTGAAGATGCTTTGTTTCAATTTAGAAAAGGCGTTAAGGATGTGGAGCTGAAACCAACATCACTTCCTAAAATTGCACAGCTGTTGATAGATCAGATTGATTCAAGTTTTACCTTGAAATGTGATTATGACATTACTTATGAAAAGTTTGTCATTCATCAAGCAACAGGTTATGATGTATTGAAAAAGTTAGCTGAAGAAACTAAAGCAAATATCTATTTCAATACAGAAAAGAAAGAATTACACATTCATCCACCTTATATTGAAAAAGGCGGTGAAGTGATTTATAGTTTACAAAAGAATGTTGAAAACAGTTCTTTAGAGTTCAAAAAAGCAATTGACCGAAAGGTTGAAGTTACGGTTGAAAAAACCAATTTGGCAGGAAAGATTGAAAGTTATACAACAGGAACAACTGGCGGTGAAAAAATCACTTTGAAAGTTGGATCTGTTTCTAATGCCGATTTAAAGAAAATTGCTGATGCTGAATTAATAAGACGTTCAGCTGATATGTATGAAGGATCTATTGACACGTGGGCAATTCCATTTGTGCAACCAACGTACACAGCAAAAATTAAAGATGAAGATTATCCTGAAAAGGACGGAAAATATTATGTAACAGGAGTTACAACAGCAATAAACGAAAGCGGTTTTAAAAGAACGGTTAAAATTGGAATTAAAGTAAGTGTATGAGTAAATCAGCAGAAATAAAGAAAGCATTGATTGAAGCTTTGGGAGCTAATCCTAATCTTCCGATAACTGCTGAAGTAGTTTCTGTAGAAGATAACACCTGTACTGTAAAACTTGTAAGTGAATTGGTTCTGTCGGATGTGCGCCTTTGTGCCACGATTTCTGAAGATGCTGATTCGTTTGTTTTAGTTCCAAAAGTAGGTTCTGAAGTAGTTTTGATTAGTCAAACTGGAAAGCTGTCTGGATTGATGGTTATTAAAGTTGATGCAATTGAAACTATCAAGTATAAGAAAGGAACTTTTGAGTTCATCATTGATGGAACTACAGGAAAGGTTACTTTGAAAAAACAAGGTGCAAACTTTGGTGTTTTGATTAATGAATTGATAGATGCTATTAGTACAGCACAAATTATTACACCAACTGGTCCAGGTTCAATTAATCCAACAACCGTTGCTCAATTAACGCAAATTAAAGCAAAGTTTAATTTGATTTTAAATACTGTTTAAATGAAAGATAGAGCAATACAATTGAATGATAGTGCAAACGCTATTGAAAACATAGATTTAAAAATCAATGTAATTCGTGAAGGTGGATTCATTACACAAGGATTAGTTGTTGGAAATACATTAAACCAAAACGAAGCTTTAATCATAATGTCAAATCCAGGTGAATTTGCATTTAGTCCAACACTCGGAGCTGCTATTGATGAATTGCTTTTAGATAACGATTATTTGAGAATGCGTCATCGTATTAGAGAGCATTTGGCAAAAGATGGAATGAAGGTTGACCGATTAGAATTAGCAGAAAACAAACCATTGCAAATAGTTGCAAGTTATGAGTAGAAATGTAGTACATAGCGGACAAAGCTTTTTTAATAAAGTTGTAGAATGTACTGGTGATATAGACAACGCTTTTCAAATGATGCTTTTAAACAACAAAACATCATTAACAAGCAATGAAGTTGTTGGTGAAGTTTTGAAAGCTTCAGATGTAACAGATTATGATGTTTATGATTTTTTTCAAGATAGAAAACCAGCAACATTGAAGAATAAATTAGTAATAATTGACAATTCACTTGATTATTTATTTCCAGGTGAATTTCCTTTTAGTTTTTAAATTATGGCTAGAGATAGAAAAACGATTAAAAAAGAACTTACAGATGCTTTTATAAGTAATCCGGTTATTATTGCTGCTTATGGATTGACAACAGGATTAACTTTTGAAGAGCAATTTTCTTTAACTTCTATCGAAAATCAATGGTTTGATACAATTTCATTTGGAATATACAACCACGAGCAAATAGTTTCTACAAATGCTTTGAATTCAAGACCACACAATTTGTCCTGGTACAAAGAACAATGTTTGAACTTTCACGATGGATTTGAATTGGTGTGGCTTGATGGACAATTCCAATATAATAACACAGTTACTGAAGAATCAAAAATTATTGATCGTGTTGCTGTTCTTGAATCTAATGATGGTGAATTGGTAATAAAAGTTGCTACAGACAATGCAGGAACTATTGAACCATTATCAGCTCCACAATTAGTAAGATTTGAAAACTATTTGAATTTGATTAAAGATGCCGGAAACAGATTAAGAATTATAAACCAAGAAGCAGATCAATTGCGAATGGCATTGAATGTTTATGTTGATGTTTCTATTATTGATTTAGCAACTGGAAAGTTATTGAATGTTGATGGTGATGTTTATCCAGTTCAAGAAGCTGTAGAATCATATTTAGCTAACTTAGAATTTAATGGTGGTTTTGTAAAGGAGTTTTTCAAAAACAAACTTCAAGAAGCTACAGGTGTTAAGTTGCCATTAATTGAATC